GCATTTCTCAATTCCGTAATATACGCGCCTTGGCTTTTGTCAACCCGGCGCAAGTCAAGGGGTTCACCTTGAACGTATTTTGCCAATTGATATTCCATATTATGTTGTATATTGTTTATTAACAACCATCCATCCACCATTGTAATAACGCAATGTCAATGAATCGCCGCGTTCCATGTCAATTCCACTAATTGAATTTCCATCGTTGTTGTATAACGTGCATCCGCTTTGCGGTGAAACTCTTATTCGATTTTCCATGTTTCGGTCACACACAATTTCGATGTCAAAAATTGTTGGGACATTGTTTGTCTGCTTGTTCACCTGTGCCAATGTTGGCAACTTGACATTCAAATATTTAGTCGTGTTAGCGGTGAAATGATACTTTTGCGTAATGCCGAACCATAATTCTATAATGTCCGTGTATGCTTGCCCGATGTACCCATTTTCAAATGCCGCAACTTTTCCAATATTGTATTGATTGCCATATACACCAAGGGCTTTTGGATGATACCAATATTCATTATTTGCATCACTCGTTGATGGGTTGTCGTGGTGCAATTCAAGCGTTGTGCCCATTTTGTCGGTCAATGACAATAAACCATTAAAAGGATAACCAAGTGATGACAGGCACCCAAGCAACACACGTTGTTTGCCGTTGTTAAATCTTATGAAATCGCGAAACAATGCCAATCCATTTGTCGTATCCTGTTCGTCTGAACCACCATATCCGATTTGTCCTTGTTGGATGCGGAATCCTCCGATTGAACCCGATATTGCATTTATAACGCCCTCCACTTGCGCTTTTGACATTACAACCGAACCATCTTGCATGACGCGGAAAGGCGCGGTCTTGCGGTTTTCAAATGATGCGCCAGCCCAAAAACGGATGGAATCGGATGCCGTGCCGTTTCCCGTGATTCCGGCAAGGATGGATTTGTTGTCGCCCGCAACCTGTATTGTTCCGGATGTGACGATTCCGCCATCAATCGTTGTTTGTGTGTTGTCGTAATAAACGGCAACAACCCAATCATTTGTGTTCCACGAACCGGATGCCCGTGCGGTGATGCAACGGCGCAATTCCTTTCCATCAACCCACAAGTCGCCGACATCATAAGGTGGATAAGGTTGCGCAACGAACACACGGCGTTTACCATCGGCGGTGTCCTGTGCCTTGCTCGCTGCATCATACGCATCAATCGCCTTTTTATCTTCGATTGTATGCCAAACATAAACAACGGATGCCGAGCCATTGACAAAACGAAATGTCTTTCTATAACACTTCAACAACTTCGTGATTGAATTGTACCACATATCGCCAACGTGCTTTGCTTTTTCCGCGTCCGTTGTCCAATTAGATGCCGGGTCGGACGTTTGAAACCACGTTTCAATCTTTCCGTCAATTTGTTCGGTCATCGTGTCAATGGCATTGGCAAAGTCGCCGTTGATGAAATTCTTCAATGCTGAATCATCCGTGTACTTGCTTGCCTTTTCCCAATCCGATGACGTGAACGCGCCGGATTCCCTTGCGGTCTTGCATCGCATGATGTCCCCGGTCGCACCTTGAACCCACAAGTCGCCGACATCATAAGGTGTCACGGGCGTTGATGTAAAGATGCGGTTCTTTTCCTTGCCAAGTTTCAATGCTTCATTTGCAATCGCGATGGCTTGCGCAAGTTCTGAATCTTGCAGCTCTTGCCACACATAGAACTTGCCGGGCGCATATCCCGGCTTTGGTCGCCATTGTATTTTCACATATCGCCAAACCTTGCCGGATGTTGTGTTATAATACAGGTCGCCAAGATGATTTTCTTTCGTGTTGGCATCCGTCCATCCACTATTCGGAACACCATCTTCCGCACTCGGCGCGGTTGAAAGTGGGGATGGGTCTATTTGATAGAAATGTTGTTCAATCTGACCATCCAATTGCGCTTTGATTTCGTCAAGGATTCCGGGCAATGTGTTGTTGATGAAATCCTTGCTTTCCATCGCTTCGTTACCAAGTTCTTCAAGTGTTTTTTCTTGCCCGTTTTGCGTGAACACTATTCGCCCGCCAATTTCGGATTGGTCAAGGTCGAAATATGTTGTACCATCCGCCGATTCGATGCGTCCGGTCTTGATGAATCGTCCGTTGATGGTCGTGAAACCATACGTCAAGGAAATGGCACGAACCTTTGTGTCCGTGTCTAAACTTCCCAAAATTCCAATAAGAAAATAATACACGTTCGGCGATTCTTCAACCTTGTGTTGGTTTGTCGAAATACTCATTGTTCCGGCTGAATTGTCGCGGTTACAAACTGCATAGATGTAATATGGCACATCTTGTTGCAATGTTGTTGTTCCATCCGCCAGCACCCACGAACGCGCCTTGTCCGGGTCAATGGTGTAATGTGTAAGAACGCCACCTTTCCACTTGAACAAGTCCGGGTCGCCTTGAAAATTTGGTTCAAAGACGGTATTTATCAATCCGAATTGCATTGACTTCGCGCCAACCGACAACATCATCGTGTCCACGGATTCCGGCGTGATTTTGTCCTTGTAATAACCGCCCGTTTCCGGGTCGAACACCATGTTCAAGACTTCACGCGATGAACGCCAATTTGCGCGTGCCTGTGCCGGGTCTTTTAGGTTGTTGATGGTCAACACCTTGTCAATGTCCACAAGGTCGGAAATCACGCGCGTTGTGATGTCGCCCTTTGTTTGTGTGTCGGAAATGGTCAACGAATAATCGTATGGGGCAAGCACGTTGCGCGTGAACGACTTGATGCGGATTGACTTGTCAACGCCAATTTCATCATCCTTGATTGGTAAATAATCGCCCGGCGCAAAAACATTCGTGATGCCATCCGACAACGCAAGTTTGTTTTCGATGTACGCCTTTGTTACGCTCACCGAATATTGAACCTTTGGTTGTGAATTTTGGTCATAATACTTGTTGCCCTCTTCCGCCAGCTTCTTTTCTGCTGCTTCTTCGATGTCACGCGAATAAGCGATGTCAAGCACCTTGTATGTGTCGTTTTTGCCGATTTGGAATGCGGGCGATGTTTCCGATGGGAACACGTTTCCACGGTCATCGGTTTGCTTTACCAACGTGAACTTGTGTGTCGCGTGGTCGTATGCGTGAACCTCAAATTCATATCCGGCAAGGTTTCCGGAATTGAAATGCACCTTTGCGGACACCCCGGAAATCAAATACAGGGTTTCGCCGGATGCGTTCTTTGCGTTGATGTCGAATGGAAATGACGTGTCAATGAATGACAACACATCGCCATCAACAACGGACGAAACCTTGCCCGTGAATGTCGGCTTGATGTCGAAATTCTTGCGTCCCTCAAATATGCCGTATTTCGCCACGGCATCCGCTTTTTCGATGTAAGATGATGCCTTGTCCTTTCCAAACATACAAAGGCGGTCGGCGCGATATTTTGACGTGATGTTTTCCGTGCTTCCGTACACCTTTAATCGTGTGACGATGTTTGAGGATGAAACGTTTTCACGCGAAATGGAATATAATCCCTTGCCCTTGCCGTACTCCAGCACGAAAGGCAAGGTTTGTCCGATGGTCTTTTTGATGTTGATGACATAAACGCCGTTGACGCGTTCAATCTCAAATTCAACGCCAAACTTATCTTCCGAACACAAGGTTTGCAGCACCGACAAGCAATTGTCGGATTCCGAAAACGTCAAAGTATTGTCGCCATCCGTTTCCGGGCATACTCCCAACGCCCATTTGCCGGGGAATACGCGGTTTGCGTTACTTATCAACACCTCCATGAACCTTTTCAAGTCACCCGTCAAGGAATCGCCTTGGATGTCCTGTAATTGGTTGTTCGTGGTGTTGATGTTCACGTCATACGTCACGCGCATAAGGTCATATTGGATGCCCTCAAACTCCAAATCATATTGGTATTCTTGCATTCCTGTTTTGCTGACCTTTGGCAAGCGGTTCAAACGATAGTCACGCCCGAACACGGTTATCACGTCCCCAATCCCGTATGATTGCGGGAATGGGGAAACAACCGTGATGGCAATGGTATCTTCTGCATTCAACGCCCAAGTCTGCTTTGCGGCGGTGATTGCGGTCGCCGTTGCCCTTGATTCCATAGACACACGGCTTCCATTCGGTTTTGTGATAATTATATTCGCTCCCATACGATAATGGCGTTTGTGGTGAATGATGTGATTTCATCAATGCAACCCGTGACAACGGGGAAATAATCGCCGTTTTCGGTGTATTCGTGTTGTACTGACACATCCTTGCCCGCGATGTCATAATCAACATTGCCATCGCCCCAATATATGTTCACATACTTTGTTGATGTCAAGGTGATTTCGCAAGTCTTTGTCGCTTCGCTTACACGGATATGCTTCAACACCTTTTTGACGGGTTCGGGTTCGCGCAACTTCAACTTGAACGTGCCGACCATCAACGAATCGTTCCAAGTCTTTGAAACTTCGATTTCATCCTTGATGTAAACTTCGTAAATCAAAGGTTTCACCGGATGCACGTCAACGACAAGGCGATTCGTTCCTTTTTTGTCGAATAGATGCGCAAAGTCGTTCACGCGCTTGATGAAATCAATCTTGGATTCTGCCTTGACAAAGCAAGACAACGTGATGTCGCGCGCTTCAATGAACTTGTGCATCAAATCCACGCTTTCGCCGTGATAGTTGTCCCAATTGACCGTCAACGGGTCTTTCAGCTTCGGACGCGACAACAAGCCATCGGATGCCGACACATAGATTCCGTAATCCTTGAAATCGTGTCCGTCAATGGTGTATGCCTGTTGTTTGGCGGATGATATTTCAGAAATCAAGTCTTGTTGCGACAATGCAAGATTGTACATCTTGACATCATCCAGCAAGCCAAAGCCATAATCGCCGCCATAATGGTCTTGGTTAAGCGATACGCCTTGCAACGTGCCGCCGTTCGTCACCTCCTTAATCAAGGATGAATTGACATAAAAGCGATATTTCACGCCATGTTTTACCAACGCAAGCGAAAACCAAGTTCCGGATTTCGCTTCGATGGGAACTTCAACGTAATTGTCAAGCCCGGCGAAAGCAAGCATCCAAATCAATTGTGTTGGCGTGCCAACCTCGCATTCCGCACCATTCACCCACATCAACATCGAAAAGTCAACGGAAAGTGTGGGCAATATGCTTTTGTCAACCTCGCAAGTATCATCGCCGGAAAAGGAAATGGCGTTGCCGTTTTTCCCTTGAACGAAATGCGCACCGGACACAACGCCATCGGCACGGTTCGATGAATAGTCATAAGCTACAAGCGCGCCATCGTTTTCATCGAATGGCATTTGAAAGATAATATTTTTGTTGTCCATAAATGGTTCAATTTACTTGTTTGACTTCTCCCGGATTTTCACCACGGCATCGCCCGTGGCTTTTTGTATCACTTTCCCGCCGTGATGGTTCACGCAAACTTTTACCCGGTCGCTTGCGATGACATTCACAACGGCGTTGTCGTACACGTCAACCATGACAAAGGCATTGTCCTTTGCAACGATATTCAACGCGGAATCATGCTTTGCCCACACTTCCGAAACTGAATATCCGGTTGCCGTGACTTTGCCGTTTGTTGTTCCAAGCGCAATGCACTTGGATTGGTCTTGCAATGCAATTGCATCATCAAGGAACACGCCGTGTTTCTCCATTACGCCCTTGAAATTCTCACGGATGAAATCGTTGGATGGATAATCGTGTTCAAGGCAAAAATCAATGCCGCGAATGTACATATCCACCAACGCATCCTTGTCATCAAGGCTTTTCAACTCGTTCAACCAAGGCGTGCAAATGCCGTTCGCCTGTGCTGCCTTGGCAAGATGTTTTGTTACTTTGTTGCTCATTTTTATTTCTTTTTTTGAGTTTAGGACAAACCTTGCGAACGCAATGCGTTTCCGCCTTGGTTGGATTCCATTATTGTGATGATGCGTTCAATTCGCGACAAATACTTGTTATATGCCGTATTGATTGCAATCGTGTTCAATGCTTGCAGCGATTGGCGCAAGACTTCGTTTGTGTCAAGCTGATTGATGCGGATGGCGTTCATCTGCCCGGCAAGGATATTCGCGGATTCCTCGCTTATTCCCTTAGCCGCCCCGGTCAACGATTCATCGGTATCATCCAAGCCCATGTCCTTGAATATTTCTTCGTATTGCTTCAAGGCTTGGTTGAAATTGCTTGATGCAGCACCGACCGCGCTTTTGAATCGGTCAATCTCCGCTTGTGTCAATCCATCAAAGACGAAATCATCGCCGTTCCAATAACCCATGTCCTTTTCCAATTTATCCAACGCGCCTTGCAATTGGTTTTCCAAGAATTTCTTCTTCAATTGGTTCACGACAAGGTTTTTCAAAACGGAATTGACGGTTGTTTCCATCGCTTTTGCCGCATCTTCGCCCTTACTGAATGCTTCAACCAGCGCATCGCCCAAGTCGTTTGCAAAGTCCTTTGCGGTTGTCTGCAACAAGTCGTTGGATATTTCGTCAATCATATCTTCGATTTGTCGCCCAAGTTCCGCATATTGCTCCTTGAAATCATTCACGCGGTCGTGGTCGGTTTTCTTCTTGCTTTCTTCCGCTTCCCATGATGCTTTCAAGTGTTCTTGTTGCTCTTTCATGTTGCGGATGGCTGCTTGTTGGTTCTTGTAAACCTCGCCGCCCAACGCCTTGCCAATCTGCCATTCAAGTTGCTTGTAAGCGTTTTCAAGCTGCTTGATTGCCTTTTGATGCTTCTTGATTTGCTTTTCTGCCTTGCGGTCGCGCGAATTGAACAAATCAAAGGCGGATGACAACAAGCCGATTGAACCTTGAATGACTGAAAGCGGGTTTCCGGTCGCGATACCTTGCGCAACTTGGCTTGCACCATCCATGATGCCGCCGATGTCGCCCAATATGGCTTGGGTTTCTTCATCCATCGAAACGCCCATCTTTTGCAATCCGTTCGTTACGGCGTTGAATGTTCCGTTGATAAGGTCAATCGAACCGGAAACGGCGGTTGCAACGTCCTTGGTCGCTTTCTTGGCTTCATCGCTTCCCAATCCCTTGCCATCCTTGGTTGCTTCTTTTAGACGCTTCCACGCCGCGCCAAGGGCGGTGAACGGGTTGCGCTTCTCAACCTCCGAACGTGCCTTGTTCAATTGGTCGGTCAAGGCTTTCAAGTCTTGCGGATTCAAGTCAACGCCGATGGTTGCTTTCATGCCCTCAATCTTGGCGATTAGCTGCTTGATGGTCTTTGTTGTCAACTCGTCAAGGTTGCCGAAAAGGTTTTGCCAATCTCCGGAATTTTTAATCAAGTCGCTTTGCAACTTGGAAAGTTCATCTTGCTCCGCCTTTGCAAGTTTTTCAAGTAAATCTTTGTTTCCGTTCAATTCTGCAATCCGGCGGCGTTCGGCGTATTGTTCCGCGATGCGTTCCTTTTTCTGCTCATATCCGCCATATTGGTTCAAGATGGCATCATAATCGCCGACCTTGCTTGTGTCCGTGTTGTACTTCTTTGTTCGGTTGGCGATTGCTTGGTCGATTTCCGCCCTTTCCGCGTCCGTGGATGCCTTTGCGCGCTTGCGGTTCAACAATTCCATGTCTGCATTGAATTGTTCTTCAAGGCGGCGTTTCTGTTCCACAAATGATGCGTATTCGGTCAACAATGCGTCCGTTTGTTGCTTCGCCTTTTCCTGTGCTTGCTTTTCGGCATTGTCAAGGGCTTCTTTTTCGGCGTTGTCAAGTTCCGTTCCATCGTTGGCAAGCTGCTTGCGCTTCGCTTCGATGACGTTCAACATTTCTATGACGGTCTTTGCGTTTGACAGGGAATCCGACAATTCATTGTTGAACGCTTCAAGGACGGTTTTCTTTGTTTCTTCCGCGATGGCATCATTCAGTTGGCGCAACTGCTTGTTTTGCGTCTTGGAACGATTGGCAACGTCAACTTGCAAGATGATGTCGCGTTGGTTCTTCAAATAATCAATGTACGTTGCACCCTGTTTCAAAAGCCCGTCAAATTCCTTTTTCGCCGCTTGCTGAATGATTGGGTCGTTGGAATTGACCCATTTCAAAAAGCGGGAATATTCGCTTTTGTACTTCGCCAGCTTTTCAAGGAACGCATCTTTCTTCGTGCCACCTCCACCGGATGAACGATGATGACTGCTGCCGCCACCACTCCCGGATGATGTCGTTGTCTTTCCGGTGATTTTGTCGGCTTGCTTCTGCAATTTCTCAATTTCCGCCATAGCCTTTTTGTAATCATCGTTATTGGTAAGGTGTTTCAAGGCTTCTTGCTTCAACTGAATGGCTTGTTCAATCGCGCCAAGTGAACCTTTCGTGTATGTTTGCGTTGCACCAATTCCGGCTTTTTTAAGGATGTTCCATCCGTTCCTTTCGGCGTTGGCGGCGTTCTGAAATCCCTTTGATATTTCCGCGCGCAAGCCATCAAGGGCGGTTTTCGCTTTCTTCTTTTCATTGTTGGCGGTTTCCACCCAATAGCCCGTGCCGAACGTTGATGTCTGAACCCACATGGATTTTGTGTCCGACATCGCGTTGTATTCCTGTTCTTTCTTGATTAGTTCCTTGACCTTTTCTTGCGCTTGCTGCAAATAGATTGTGGCTTTCGCCTTTTCGATTTGCGCATTGATGAACGCCGTTTTGTTGGCAACAAGGACGTTTTCGGCATCAACCACATCACGAACGGAAACGCCCAAATCCTCAAACGCTTTCTTGTTGTTTTCGATGAATTGCTTCTTCGCTTCAAGGTCGTTTCCAAGTGCATTCCACTTGTCGGACAACTCCATGATGGATGCAATGGGCTTGTAAGCGTTTTCCGCAATGGCATTATACCATTCTTCGGTTGCTTTCTTGGATTCGTTTGCCTTGCTTACGAAATGCGACACAAGCGCAATCAACGCGGATATTCCGGCAAGAATCCAACCGAACACCGGAATGGATTTGATTGCCGCGCCGACCATGCGGAACGCCCCGGCAAGTCCGATGTTCGCCACCGTTCCGGCGGTTGCCGATGCGGTTTGTACGGCTTGCGCTGCTGCCGCCCCCGTGGTTGCTCCAACGCTTGCGGTCTTGGCGGTGTTGCTCGCCTGTTCTGCCGCCGCATTTGCGGTTGTTGCCGCCGTGGATGCGATGGTTGCCGTTGTATCTGCCGCCGTTGCTGCCGTGGATGCGATTTGTTCACCACGACCGACCGCCAACAAGTTATTCCACCATTCCTTTGCCTTGTTCAATGTGATAAGGGAAAACGCGGAATCCTTGTTCAAGGTTTGCGCCACCTGTTGCAATCCCATCGTGATTGACATAAGGGATTGCACTTTCAACATTATCTTTTGCAAATTCTCATTTTCTCCGGCAAACAAAGCAACCGCGCCTTGTGCCGCCGTGAATCCGCCAACAACACCATTCAAGCCGGACAAAATGCCCGCAAATGTCGCTTCATCGTTTGCAAGAACGCTTCCTTGTGATTGAATGTCGCCTTGGATGTCCTGTAAACGTCCAAGTTCATTCACCATCCTTTTGTATGCTTCCGATTGTTCGTCAATGCCATTGGCAACCGCATCCGCCATTTCTTCTTTCAAGGCGCGGATTTGCTGACGCAAGGAAACATGGGCTTGTGCGGTGTTTTCCGCCGCCGCCCTTGCCTGTTCCATCCGGCTTGCTTCATCTTCCAGCGCGTTTGATTGTTCGCGCAACTCGTTCAACAAGGACTTGCGGGTTGCGATTTCACCCTTGATGGCTTGGGCGCGGTCACGCAGGGCACGATATTCATTATCGTTTCCGCTTTTCAACGCGCCGTTCATCGTTTGGGTTATTTGCTCATACTCCTTTTTTAGGGCGGCAATCGCGTTTTCGTGCATTTCACACGCCGCGCCGATTTGGGAAAGTCCGTTGCGGATGTCCTCACTTGCTGATGCTGCACCCTCATTGGCGCGCTGCAAGTTGTTCAATTCGTTAATCAAGGCGACCATTCCTTGTTTTTCCCCATCAAGTTCCACGCGTGCCGCGTTCGCTTGTTCAATCAACGCATCTTGCGCCGTGCCGGGTTCAACGGAATTGATGCGTTCGTTCAAGTCCGCAACGGTCTTTTCCAATTCTTCGATGACGCGCTTTTGGATTTGGATGCTTTCAACGATTTCTTGCGTTGTGTTGTCCATCGTGTCACCGCTTCCAACAACGGCATCCGAAAAGCCTTGAACACGGCGCAATGTTTCTTCAATCGCCGCGTTCATTTGGTCGTTGTCCATAATGGACGTAAAGGACAATGCGCCCCCGTTTACATCTGCCATATTTCTACATTAAAGAATTTACATAATTCAAAATCGTATCACTATTTTCTTGCGTCAACGTGATTTCCTCAACTTCGCCATCCGTGTTGTCGTAACTTGGCGCGTCAATCATCATGCGTTGCACAACCGACCACGCAATGCCATGTAGCAAATAATCGTATGTCCAACCGAAATGCTCACATATCGCACCCCGGCGACCAAGCGGGGAATTTAGCCCGCTTTGCTTTACTCTATCCGATTCGGCACGGTGGTTCTTTCGATTGACATCAATCGAATAGAGTTCACAAAATCCCCCAAGTTGCTCATGGTATTCACGATGTTGTAAAGCTGATGCAATCGGGATGGCTTGATTTTCCGGGCGAACAAGTCCGTCAATTCTTCCAATCTCTTTTCATCCTCAACCCATATCGTGCCAGCCTTGCAAGGCTTGGGAATCAATCGTTCTTCACCCAATGCGGCGATGGCAACGACCTTTGCCGCGCGTCTTGCGTGGAAATGCGTCAATGTGCGCGCCGCTTTCATGCTTTCGGGCTTCTGCAATTCCTGTTCGTCAATTGCAAATTCCACCCATTCAGCCGAAAGGCGGTCAAGCGTTGACAACGTGGGTTCTTGGATTGTGAACTTGCGCGTAACTTCGTGTGGGATGTGTTTCTTGACCAACCCCCAAAAGCGCGTCTTGGTTTCAAATTCCACATCCTTGACCTCAAAGGAAACGCCCTTGCCGATGATGGTGTTCAACTCCCGGCGTTCCTGTTCAAGTAGTGTTTTTTCGTCTTTTTCGCTGCTCATGTTGATAAAAAATAAAAAGTCCCCAAAGGCGTTTTTGTTACCTCCGGGGGCTTCGGGTTTTCTTGTTAGTTATGATGCCCCGCGCCTTACCCCTTTTTAGGAACGCCGCGCAAGGCTTTGCCAGCCGTAACCGCGCAAGGTGTGACGGTAAAATCAACAAGGAAAATTCCCTTTGCGCTCATGTCCGCGTTGATTACCGCTTCAATGTCGCCGTTGGGAATCTCAAAGTCAAGTCCCTGTTCGGTTACAACCTTGATGGCTTTGTTGGCAACAACCTCGTCACCATCATAACCCCATCCATCTTCGCCGACCTTTGCGCCGCCAACGTATGACACAAGGTCATCAACATTGGCATCCATCATGGAAAACGTCAAGGTCGGCATCTTGCGCGACTTCTTGCGAACCTCCGGGGCGGCTTTGCCCTCCTCGTAATGTTCGGTGACATCGGCGGCATCTTGGTTCATCTTGCAAGTGTCCTTGTAAGTCTTGCCAATCTTCGCCATCTGTGCGGGCATTGTACCCGCCGCGCTTGCCGCGCCAACTTGGATTTCACACAAACCAAGTGTTATTACTGATGCTCTATCTGCCATAATTATGAAAAATTAAATTTGAATATTCCAATCAATGCGGATGTTTGCGAAATGCTGCTTGGTGTTCGGCTCGTTCATGATTGACATCGTGCCGGGTATTGCTTTGATTCCGTGAATCCGCGAATTACGGATGATTGCCGTGACTTCTCTTGCCAAGGCTTTCAATCGTGGGTTATTAGCGGACAACATCATCTTGCCTTTTATCTTCTTCGGCGTGTCGCTCACATAGATGTTGACGTTCGATGTACCAATTTGCGGGGTGGTATCAATCGCCAAATCAACCGTGTTCACGACAATATCTTCTTCCGTTGAATTATCCGGTCGGTCGCCCTCATGGTAACAACCGCCCTTGGCGGATGTCTTGCCACGCAACAACCCAATCAATATTTCGTTTGTTTCAAATGAATCTATCATTCTGCCGCACGTTTGATGTTTGAAATAAGTTTCTCCAACATTCGGGGCAATTCCCGTTCTGCAAGGTGTTCCGCGCTTGACAACACGTTATATCCTTTCGCTTCGACATAGGCGGCATAATTCATCCCAGCTACGACCACAAGGGCGATTCCCTTTGTCCCCTTTCCGATGGTTTCCGCGATGCTTTGTCCGGACTTGATGCCCATTTCTGCTGCGTTGCTTTCCGCGCCGCTTGCCGCATCGAATTGGGAATGGATGGCAACGCCATCAACAAAGACTTCGTAACCCGTTGACGAAAGCAACGCGCCCGTCTGCATCATGTAACCCTTGTTTGTCCTTGCTTCGACCAAGCAAATTTCGCCAAGTCTTTGCAACCGGGCAATCTGCTTTTTCTCAACCTCATTCAAGAACGCATCGAATCGCTTGCGCACATCGTCTTTTGTGAAATTCGGTTTTATAGCCATAATCGTGAATGTAATTGTGCCGCATCAAAGTTCAAGCATATTCCGGAAATGCGGATGTCCGAACAATCAATATCGTTTGCAATGATGACGCGTGCGCCCTTGTTTACCTTTGGGCAAGACTTGGGCAACTGAATGACGGATGTTGCCTTGTAGGACTTGCCCCCGGCAACTTGGTATTCCGTACTTCTGCCATCGCTTTCTTCCCGGCATCGGGAAAGAAACTTGCGCGATGATTCGCTTTCCGACCAATAACCCTTTTCATCCTGTACGGCATCCGGGGTTTCCTCAATGAATAGGAAATGCGGGTATTGAACAATCTTTGCCATATCACCACATATTTGAACGGTTGCGAATCTTCGGACGGTTGACAAGCACATTTTCCTTGCCAAGTTCGTTGCAAAGGGCGTTGTAAAACAACTTGATGGCATCAATGTTCCACGAAACGGAATATCCGCCCTCGCTCACATTCTGCATCGTGCCTTTGAGGATGACCGAAAAGCGTTTGTAAACCGCCGTGTCGCACGCCTTGATGTCAAGGTCTGCATCGCCATCCAATCCAGCTTTTACCAAGATGATGTCAATGTCATCATCCGAAAGGCTCATGCCGTTCAACGACTTAATCAAGTATTCTTTGTTTGTCATATTTCCATCTTGCTTTTATGCCGCCGGGGTGTTATGCGCACGTCCGGCGGCGAATGTTAGTTTTTCTTCCAACTTGTCGCGTTGGTCTGCATCAACACGGAACGTCCGGCAAGATTCCACGCGGGGAAAAGGTTCGCAATTCCCTCCGTAACCTCTTGAACGGGCGATTCATTGGAATACTTCTTGACAAGCGTATGTCCGTGCATAACCTTTTCGGCTACGCTTCCGGGCATTGCCTTTGCGTCAATTGGCTTCTTCCAATAAGTGTTGCCAAGAACCTTGCTTTCGCTGAACAACATCACGTCATCCTCAAACGGATTTTCCGTCAAGCGTGAACCGTCCGCAAGTTCAATCGTGATGTCTTGGTCAATCACGATGATTTGCAAACCGCGATAAAGTTCTTTCTTCTTGGCAAGGTACGCATTGACCGTTGCAAGGTCGGGCGCATCCTGTGAACCGACAACGTTCTGAACGAATGACGCACACTTCTTGTAAACTTCCTCTTGGGATGCAAACTTCTCGAATGTGTCAACGTTCATAAAAAGGAACTTGTAAGTTGCGCCATAGAGTTTCTTGCCCAACTTCAAGGCTTTTGGAATGTCCACGGTCAAAGGCTTTGCGCCTGTGCCTGTTGAATACGAAACGGAAACGCCGATTTTCTGCTCCGCCGGGATAAGATAATCAACGTCATATTCGGTGACGATTGCCGCGTTGTTTGAATTGGTGAATGTCACCTTGCCAAGCGAAATTTGCTTCAATGCAATCCATTCGGCACGGGCGGCAACGCCATCCCAACAAAACTTGGTATCTTCCGCCCAAAACTCCACAAGTGCTTTCAAGTCGGGGTTGTTTGACGACATGGCAACCATGATGTCATATTCGGTCAATTCATCCTCGTTCTTCTCGCGCGAAATGGTAATCTTGGGGATGTCACCTTGGATGCGTGAAATGGCTTCACGGGTCTTGCGTGGAATTGTCGCGCCACGACTAACAAGGTCGGCGGCAATCTTCAAGCCCGATTGTGCTTCCAGCATCTTCCACGTCAAGAAATTGGTTTCCTTGAGTGGGAAAAGGGTTGGATAATAATAATCTTTAAGGTCATAGGTACGAATGACCGCGCCCATGTCCTTTTCATTAAGTCCAACCATTAACGATTTCTGCATATCGAATACGTTTTAAGGGTTAAACATAAGAAACACACGCAATGGATGCCTTGATTTCGGCATTCACGATTGGCGCGTTGCTCTCTCTTACAACGGCGTGAACCCAAGCGGAAACGAAAAGGTTGCTTCCCTGTTCCACGTCCTCGTTGCTTCCGGCGATGGCGCACGGAACGATTTTCAAGGTTTTGTTTGCGCCGCTTGATTCAAACGCGCAAGTTCCAACCTTGACAATTGCGCCAAGCGTTGTACCTACGGTGATAACGTCCTTTGCGGGATTGGACTTGTCAATGGCGGTGATGGTCTGACCATTGCAATCTGCGGTCGCAAAGCGGTCGCCAACCTTGAAATGATGACCTTTCGCAACCTCATAGGTCTTGGCGGCTGCATCCGCTTCGGTGATAACCTGTGCGGTCTTGCATACCTCAAACGCGCCATTCTTGCCCTTGCCAATTGGCGTTCCCTCAAACAATGACGAACCGCCAAGGTTGGCGACTGATACCGTCACGCCGCCGGGGATGTCTGCGATTCGGTGCAAAATGCACTTGACAACGCGGTTGTCCTTTGCTCTTTTAATTGTCAACGACATAATTTGCAATTTAATGGGTTAAACTTCTTTGCCCGATAACTCGTTGTTTTCGGGTTTAAGGCTTGCCACATAATCGGCAACGCCCTTGGAAATACCATCTTCGTTCTTCTGCGCGAACATGGGCTTTCCACTTGCGCCACCAAGGGCGGCATTCGCCACGTTTTGATTTGCGGTTTCGATGTCCGCCGCCTTGTCGTTCAAGTATTGCGTGAAATCATCATCGGTTGCGAATGACATTCGGGCGAAATCTTTCAAGGTTTGTGCCTTAAATATTTCATCCTTGCATCCGTTCAACTTCTCATTGAGTGCCGCAAGCCTTGTTTCGGCAATGTTCTTGGTTTCGTAACCGGACAATTTTTCTTCAAAGGGCTTCACGGCTGCTGCCACGGCTTCTTTGACAATTGCGGCAATGTCGTTCGGATTCTCGGTTGGCGGAATGCCGGGTTCATTCTGCTTCTCCTTGAAATCGTACTTCTTGCGCAAGTTGGTTTCAAACGTCTTGTTACTTTCGGACACCTCTTTGTCCACATCGGCGCGATAGTCCTTTGCAAATTCCATCACTTGCGCATCGGTGACTTTCTCAACAAGGGCTTTCGCTTCATCCTCGTTGGTTGCCTGTAAAGCAAGAACGCCCGCCAGCACGCCCAACGCATCCTTTCGCACGCCTTGGAACTTCGCCACAAGTAATGCCAAAATGGTTTTCTTCATACGAACAAATTTTTTATTAGTAAATCAAATCGTGGCAAAGATAACGTGTTTTATAGTGAAACACCCCGAAAATTTCCCCAAGTTATGCCCGACTTATCAACAAATTTGCATTGCAAGTGCATTTTTTCGGCAAAAATACTTGTTATATTAAATAAATCTATTATCTTTGCAACGTGATTCATAGTGAAACACACCTGAACGGGTAAACAAATAAAACTTTCGCAACAATATGGCAACTGAAAAGCAAGTAAAACAGGCAATCAAGCAAGTTCTTGATTCTGAATATATGAACAAGATGGTGACTTTTGACAAGAATTGGAAATTCAAGGTCAAGTCTTACAACATCCGCACACGTTCAAGATTCATCCCCAAGGATGAACGCGATGACTACGGATGCGATGTTGACGCAAACAAGTTCTTCATCATTGAGTTCAACAACGCAAAAAATGAAATGGACGCGACCGATGCCGCCGCCATCTGCTTGACACTTAACCCAGCCGGACAAATCGGAACAACGGGCATCCCTTATGACTACGAAATCGAATCGGTAATGTCCGACCTTGATTTGGACATTTACGAAAAGGTATTGGCAATCATCAACAACAAGTAATAATCCGCCGGGGCATTGTTCCCGGCATAATCTTTCGCAACAATGAACAAGAATATCGAACAAGCCCTTTCGGGTTTCAGTTATGACGAACAACGCCGGATACGCGATGTTATCACCGCGCTTGACAATGGCAAGGTGTATTCGGTTGATTTTTATGGTGATGGTTCGGGTGCTGCCTTTGAATACTACCATCCAACCGCCGACCACGGATTGCCATGCACAATGCTTTCCACGTTCAACATTAAGCAAGCGCAAATAATCCTTGCCGGACATCGTTTGTGTTCGCATAAACTTCCAAAGTGTTCTTAACCAAAAGTGTTTCACTATAAAACGCAATTGATATGGCAAAATCAAGTTATTACACGCCGCGTTGTATGGCGTTCAAGGCTGCTTTTAAGGATATGCCGGGCGTTACCACGTTTGAACACGAATTGGTCACATACGATGGACAATGCACGGATTTTGGCGGTTCGGCATACGTTGACAAGCTGGAATGGGTTGCCATCATCGCGACCGATGGCAAATTCATGGTGTACATCAACAATCCCGGATGTCCTGTTGATGCCGATGGTTGCCCAATCTTCACCAAGGAACATCCACAACAACAATGGGTGTTCGGATATTACGAATCGTTTAACCGGGCTTTGAATCGCGCCGTTGCCATTACAAGGGCGCGCAAATATCCAAAGCCCATTGAAATATGGTAATTAGAATCATGGATAAAAGACAAGAAATTGAATCCATCGCAAGCCGATATGACTTGGATGTTGACTTCGTGCAACAACTGCACGACAAAGTAACGGACAAGGAAAACTTTGCCCGTGCCGTGAAAATGTTCGTGGATGGCACATTGCCATTCGCCGTTGCAACCGGGGATGCGCCCATCAATGTTGCATCCATCCGGCATGATGTCGCCGTGAATCTTCTTGCGCTTCGCAAGACGCGCGCGGATAAGGTCAAGGAACAAATGGAAATGCAACGCCGGATTGTTGATTATTACAACGGATGCCGCCACGTCACGATGACACACAAGGGCAACAAAAGCATCCGGGAAACGGTGTTCATCAAGGACGGGTTGATTGTTGCGTTCGGTCACTTTGAGCCAAAGCAAGGCGGCATCTATTCCGCCAACAACCCGGTGATGCCGGATTTCCGTTGGCAACCGCACGATGTGTTGGGTCGCTTGCGCAAGCTGGACAAAGGCTTTTATCGCAAGGTCAAAAAGGCGGCGACCGATTCACCGCGCGAATGGTTTGATTTCACGGGTTCAACAATAAGAAATAAATAATATGGCATATTGCGAAATTAAAAGCATCAACGCCCCGGAAAAGACGTATGGCGACCATCTTGTTGTCAAGAATATAAGCGTTGTTGATTCATGGTCATATCCGGATTGTAGTTACAAGGAACGAATAAGATTTTTATTTACGCCATGCGACAAACGCGGTTATATATGCGCCGTTGATGACAACAACATCGTTGAAATAACACTTGACATTGAAACCGGATATATACCGTATGAAATCGTTGGACGTTCCTTGAAGGAAACTTTATCCGGTGCTTTCCGTATCGTTAAACTTGACGAATTGATAACGGCTTTCAAATATAGGGGTTATTATTGTAAAATATAAATATTACATAATATGGATGTTGAAGCAAACAATTCATTACGCTCTCAAATAGCTTTGTTTTTAGAAAAACATTGCCCGGCTTTTAGATACAAAGGGCGTGCAAATCATGTCGGGTATTGGGAAACATCATCCGATAACGACCAACTAATTGAACTAACAAAGCCGAACGGCGATGCCGGACGTGCCGCGTTTCGCCTTATTGTCCATTTCCCAAACGAATATGGCATTCCGGTTCATGTTGATATGTTCCCCGCGCCATATTGGGAATGGGAAACGGTGTTCAATGGATATATTTCAAACGTGTGTGACTTGATTCGCATTTTCGGGTTTCAATTGGGAATACCTTTGCAAGACTTGTTTCAATATGATTCATTAGGGAAAGCAATTTGCCCAAAGAAATATTTGTCTAATACGACAAAAGCAAGATGCGTTGGTTGTCCTGTTGGTGATTCGTGCGAATACAAAGGCTTATTAAACAAATGACAATGTACGGACAAACGATTTATCATGTTTCATTCGGTGACGATGACAACCATTATTTCGGTTCAATCGCCGCCATATATGACCATTTCACGCCGCATGAACTTGGCGTGTCTGCTTCAAGGTTGTGGAATTATGGCATCACGGAACAAAAGCCATACCGCAACAATAAGGTAATCATCCGCCGTGGGGTGATTCAACGCAAGAAAACAAATCGCAAAAACCCAAATTCAAATGGCAAACAATGACGCAATCACCGCGACCATTTTCGCAAGGCGGAATGGCTTTCGCTCCGGTGTTGATTTCGTTGGTTTTTGGAAACCAAAAGGATTCAACGTGTTTAAGGTGAAAACACAAGTCGGGAATGATGGCAATGTAACAATCGGATTGCCAACTTTCGTATTGGTAAAGCAAAGGAAAGCGCGTTTTGCTTCCCCGGATTCAATCAATTCGATAATTGGTTATTTCAATGATTAAACAAACGCGGATGGTTCTTAATGCGCCATCCGCGTTTCTTATTGTCGTTTGCGAACAATTCCATCTATCATGTCAAGATTGATTGCCATCTTGTCAACACGTTGGATTCCGCAAGTCCTGTAAGTTCCCCAATTCAACGTTTTGCAAATATCCTCCAAGGTTCTTATGCGTCCCGTTTGTGGGTCATACACTCGCAATGTTCCATCCGCAAGACGCTCGGCAACGATGATGTGTCCGCCTTTCCATTGTTTAACTTTCCAACGATAAGTCAACGAATAACGACCGGGCGTTTTTGTCATTTCTTCGTACCACTTAACGGCGGATGCTGCCGCCTTTGCAGAATTTCGCGTGAATTGGTTTGTCATCCATTCACACAAAGGTTCTTTCCCCGTTTCCGGGTCTATCCATATTTTGTTCGTGTCATAAGACAATTCGGTTGGCTTCGTTCCACTACGGTCATAATTCGGTTGGGCTTCAACATCAAGTCCACGCATACGCAATTCATGTGCAACAACGCAAGATTGGCAATTGATGTGATATGGGTTGTCATCGTTCTTCCTCATCGCGAATGTTGTTTGTTCTTTCCATGCTTCAATTCTACCTTTATTGTAACTTTCATTCGCACGATGATTGTCTGCTTCCTCAAACGTCATCGGTGTTCCTTTTTCAATTCCAAGCATTTGCGCGGTTTCGTTGTCGTTCTTAGCAACCAAATCTTTGTTGTTTGCAAATGTTTCCACCCTTTCAATCTCTTTTGTGATGTCCGTTGTGATGACCTTTGCATTGCGTGATGTCGTGCGGTTTTCGTTTATCAACGCTTTCAAGCTGGACACATCGACATTCCCGTCATACTTCGCCACACACGCCTTTGCATCCGCAATTGCCTTGTTGTAATCCGCCTTTGCCTTGTCAACGGATGCGCGCAACTTGGAAACGTCCAACGCGCCACCATTTGCAGATTTGAGAATGGATTTATAATTCGGGTATTGCTCGGATGCTTCATCGTTGAATGTGTCACGCGCATAACGCACAATGCTTGTTGTATCGCCAACCCATTCTTCCGCGCTTTTGGCTGCTGCTTCATACTCGGACAATATTTTTTGCGCCATCATCCGGGTTTCCTCAATCTTTGCCATCAATTGCGCTTTCAGTCGGTCACGGGCTGCATTCAGTTCCGGAACGCGCCAATATTGGTGTTGAATGCTTATTTCATCCGTCATTTGGTCGTACCATGCCGCATCAATGCCATACAAACGACAAGCATCAATCAAATCGCAATCATCATTGACGCGGTTTGTCATTTCATTGTTGAACTTGATGCGTTCATCAACGGGCAATTGTTCAAATGGGACATGGAAATCAACCTTTCCGGATGGTTCGATTGTCGGCATTGCGATTTTTAATCCCTTGCCAAGTTGCCCATCAACAAAGTTGTCCCGGATGAAATATGGCGTTGATGACCATCCTTTTTGCGCTTCGATATGGTCTTTTACCCATTCCATGAACTCCTTTGGCATTTCGGACACGGCGTTCTTTGCTTGCAAATGCTTGTATTCCGTGCCGTGCAAAGCTGCTTTAAGGTCGCCAAGTTCATTTGCATCGAAAGTTTCTTCATCCATCAAGATGGGCGTGGCGTAACACATACATTGTGGATGCCACCCTTTGAATTTGAATGTCTTGGGGTAACGCCCAACCAACTTTGAACAAATATCGCACTTGCACAATGGTTCGTGGTTGCTCCGGTGAATCTCAAAACCAACAACGAAATCCAATTGTTGCCATCGTTGATAATCGCTTTCCCGGTACGCCATATTGATTTCGGAACGTGTCAAGCGCATCGCGTTCTTGTAGCTGGAACGATAAACGCCTTGTCCGGGATGATAGGCACGGGCATTCTTGGACAACACAAGGTTTCCGCGCTTGTCACGAACACGCCGGAACAATCGGTTCGGTTCGCGCAAGTTCTGCCGGACATCGCGGGAAAGTTTATCCGCGCTTCTTCCATCGCCAAGTCCGACATCAAGGGCGGATTCCATTTGCGCCTTGTATTGGTCAACGTACTTCCATACGCGTTGCGAAAGGTTCATTCCCTCCACCTTGCGACTTTGGAACGCCGAAAGCGCATCCAAGTTGCGGTCTTGCATCTTCTTCAAGCGTGCCTTGCTCAACTTGGATGTGTCCATGATGGATGAAATGAACCCGTCATTCTTGGCACAAGCGAAAAGCCATTGTTTCTTTGAACCGGATTCGATGACGGTTGTCACACGGGATGCCAATTGTTCCGTGATGCGCTGCATCTCCTTTTTCACGGATGGGTACATATCGAACGAAAAAGGCTTGTCGGTGTCAATCTTGCCGCGCGCTGCCGCCCTTGTGATTGCCGTTGTCGCCTTGTCATACAGGCTTTGCACGGCTTGAACATACGCGTCCGTTGTCCTGTAATGCCTTGCGTCCCATCCTTGAATGGAAAATCGTGTTGTTTTCTGCCTTTTTGCCATTACTTCTTGGTGTAATAGCGACAACGCCAAAACCCATCATCCCCCGGATGGCATTTGGCGCATACGCAACAATAAAGATTGTCAAGCGCACGCACCCAATGTTTGCAGTTGTCGCAAAGGTTCGTTTTACTCATTCTTTCTTGGTTTGAAATGTTCACATTGTAGGTCATTGAGGAACTTGCACCATCGCCCGTGTTCCGTCTTGTGGTCTTGCTTGCAACGGCACAATATCAAATGCCCATCAATCGCCTTGGAATGCCAATCGTATGATTCCGCGCAATCCCGGCATCGGAATTGTGGCTTTTTCGCCTGTTCCTTTGCCGGGGTTCTTGTTGTTCTTGGATAACGTGGCATTACGCATCGCCCTCCAATTGCGGTTCACCGATGATGAATGAATTGTCGCGCGTGTCTTGTTCCTCCAACTTCTTCATGGTCATTTCCGGATTCTTGGAAATACCCGCGCCGATGATGGATTCTTCTTGCGACACAACGGGTTTGTTGCCGTTGGCGGTCATCCAATAATTCAAATCGTCAATGTCTGACGTAATCATGTAAGGGATGATTTCGGGTTCAATCATAATGGATTCGCACGCATCCGCCAAGCTGGTGTTCATCTGCGCGATATACTCCAAGATTACATTCACACGGCGTTGCAAGTAATCATCAAAGATTTCGCACTTGTCTTGCACTTTCAAATGCGCATCCATGAAAAGCAACTTCAACGCCACGCCGGACATCGCGCCCAACCCCTTGACCGCATCAAAGGAAATGTCGGGTGTTTGCGTGATGGTGTAAATCAGCTTCAACAACGTGTCAATCTCCAACTTGACCGCTTCCGGTGCTTGCTGCCATGACACATATTGCATGGTTGCGCCTTCCTCGCCCTCAATAACCGCGCCGGATTCGCCTTTCTGCGCCCATCCGTTGATTTGTCCGGTCGTGAAAATCTTCGGGCTTGCGTGATAATCGTTCGTGTCTGCAAAGTTCGACAACAAGGTTTCCAATCGGTCAATCAACGCGTTCACATCCTCGGTTTCAAACTCCGGTTGATGTCCGTATATTACAGGAATTTTGTTGATGCCCGTCTTTTTGGGATAACCATCAACGCAATCAAATCCGTTCGCGCCGTTTATCCACAACCAATGTTCGGTGTCCGTGAACGTTTCAAAATAGTTCGTGACAACACCATCACGGGTTCGGGCAAAGGAACGTGAAAACGCCACCATGTCGCCCGTTTCATCGAAATATGGGTAAAGCGTATCACCATAGGCGGGCGAAAAGATGGTACAACGCATCTTGAATTGCGATGGAAAGCCATATTTCGTGTTTGGGTTTTCAACAGGATACCAATATTCGGCGGCTTCCTTATATCCGAAAATGGAACGTCCAATTTTGCGGTTCAACGACTTGCACTTCACGCCATACAAAATGCGGTCAAGGGCGCGCGCAACGGCTTCTTCCTGTTCGTTCTCCGGCGTTGAATTGTAAGCCGGGGAATTACCGAATACGAATGACACCGCGCGTTTGATAATCAACTTTTGGAGTGTAACGGCGACACGCGCCACGCGTACCGTCTTGAAATTGGTGCTTTCTCCATCGGTTGAAATAACCTTTTGCGCGGAATCCGCTTCATCGTCCGCCGAAACTTTAACGCGCTTATCCGGGCGCAATATCGGCGACATAATATCATGCAACTTTGGGTCAAGTGCTTTGTTTGCACTCTCCACATCGGGTTGTGGAATGAAACGGCAAGACTTCAATTCGGAAATCACATCGTTTGCCGTTGCAAGCTGAAAAATTTCTTGTATCGTCATATCATTTTATTGTTTTGAATTATACTTGACCAAACAGGGCGGCAACGCTCGTTTGCTTGCCTTGCTTGCGTTTCTCTATCGTTCCGGTCAATGCGTCCGGCGCGTCATCATGTTCGTTGCGTCCGGCTTTCAGATAGCCACAAATCGCCTTTGCAAACTCCGGGAACAAATGTTTCCATCCTTGCGGCATGAATGTCAAGTTCTGAACCATCGCCGAATGGGAATAAATGCGCGTGTCCTTGTTCTCGCGCTGGGCAAAGGATGTGAACTTGGTCTTTCCATTGCCAAGCAAACGGCATTGCCTTTCCACGTTGTTCTTGAATAGGCGACCGCCGTTGTTCGCTTCGACAATACATTGCGCCACGCCGTGTTTCGTCAACATCTTGGCAAGGGCGGGTTCGGTGAACTCAACGGGCTTTGTCGTGTAAAGCACATCCACGATGTAATTGCCAATTTCCGTTTCGTCATATACGATGGCGCAAAGGTAGTCCGCGCCCGTGTCGGCGGTGTCCACATAGCAACGGCGTTGCAATTGCAGCGTTGCCGGGCGCACAAGGTATTCAACGAATCCGGCTTCATACATCAATCCGGCGCGCGGTTGCGGGTCTTGTTGATACAGGGATTCAAACACTTGTGGATTGCGTTTCCGGATGGCTTGCAGCTTTTCAAGGTTGTGTCGTTCCGCCCATAATGGTTCACCCTCTTGTCTTGGGTCGTATTCGGTCGGCGCGCCCTCCTTGATGGCTTGATACACCACGACAACCCATCCGTTCGGGTTGTCCTTGGCATCATAAACGCCTTGTTCGCGTAACAACTTGCCCGCAAGGTCATCTTCGTGCCATCGGGTAAATACAATCAATTGGCGCGAATCGTTGTGCAAACGTGTTTCGGCAACGGTATCGTACCAATCGGATATGTTTTCACGGACAATGGGCGACCATGCCGTTTTCGCGTCCTTGTAAATGTCATCCATGATTAGGATGTCCACGGGTTCACCTGTCAACGCACCACCAACGCCCACCGTCTTGAATCCGCCAACATGGTTCACAATCTCGCATTCTTCGGTTGTGCGGATGTAACCACGCCCGGAATCATCGGCAAAGCTGGATTGACCAAGCGTTGTTTCCGGGAATATGTTGTGATACTCCGGCGTATCAATCACACGTTGGATTTCGCGGTTGAACTTTTTTGCCTTGGTTGCCGAATAGGAAACGACCGCCAAGCGCAAGTCCGGATTGCGCCCCAACAGGTACGCGGGCAAACGGCGCGTTGAACCCTCGGATTTTCCATGCTGCGGCGGCATGAATACCATCAACTTTTTCACGCCACCATCCGCAAACTTGGATAAGACGTGATAATATCGGCGATGGAAATCAGCCGGGCGGAATGTTGGCATCGTGGCAAGTGTAAAGCGCAACAAATCGGAACGACTTTCACGATAAAGCCGTTCTTGCATCGCTTGGATAAGCTGAATCCGTTCGCTTCTTGTTGCTGCCATTACTCCAATTTCCTTTTCAGTTCTTCAATTGTGCTTGTCAATTCCTCATCGGTCTTGCTCGCAAACAAATCCTTTCCATCTTTCCCGGTCACTTCCGTTGATTGCTTGTTCTTCCAATGTTCCGGGTCGCCATTGGTCAACGTGAATATGATTGCCGCCGTGTCCGCTTGGATATGCTTCTTTGTGTTCGTCTGCTCCTTGATAATCGGTTTCGGGTTGCCTTTCTCGTCTTTCACCTTGCCGGGAACGGTGACAACCTTTGTTTCCGTTACGTCATACCCTTGTATCTTCTTCAACAATGACTTCTTGGCTTCTTGCACAAAAAATTGCATCCGTTCATCTTTGGCATCCGCAATCATTTGCCCAAACTCCGGATGTTCTTCTTTCCATTGATGGAATGTCTTTGGTGTTATTCCCACTTGGCGGCAAATCTCGGCGATGGTGTATGTGTCCGACTTGATAAGCCCAACAATTTTGTCAACAATCTTTTTTCCGTACTTTGCCATAATTGCCTTTTTTACTTGAATTTTATCACTTTAATCACTCTTTCAGTTCGACCGTAAAGCCACGGTCTTGCAGTTCGCTAAATAACAAGGACAATTTGGTGACATCACCACATTCAACAATCAACCGGGTTGATATTTCCTTTTTCCCGGATGGTTCTTCCTGTTCGGGTTCTTCTTGTTGGAAAACATCAACGCCCCAATCTTGCGGTTCAAAACCCCATTGTTGTGAAACTTCTTCAATCAAGGATTCATCCCATGCAAGGTTTGCTTTGCTTGTGGCGTTGTCTGCAAGCGCAAGTTCACGTCCCTTGGCGGAATCAAGGTCAATGTCTTTTCGCTTGACCGCGACAAGCTGGTTTCCGTCAACCTCCACCACCAAAACATCGGTGAATCCAATGTCGGCGGCTTTTTCTGCGGTTTTGTTTCCGGCGATGATGCGGTTGTTCTTGTCAATAACGATGGAACGTGCCAATCCGAATTTGCGCAATGATTCATCCATCAATCGGTCGCCATATTCCGTTCCCTTGTTGAAATTCTTGTTGTCCGGCACAAGACTTTCGATGTTGGTTTCAATGATTTTCGTCATAGCTGGATGAATAAGCGCAACAACATCATAACAGGAACGGAAACGCACGCGCCGGACACTGCACCCATTGCGGTGAATACGAAATCCATCAATTCAACCGTTCCGTATCCCTTTGAATCCCACCATTCCTTGATTGCTCCGGCAATACATCCGGCGATAAATCCAATCAACGCGCCCCATGTCAAACCAACATAAAACGCGGAAATAACGCCCACAATCAAACCTATTGTCGCGCCAACTTTGTAATGCTTGCGCTTGTCGGGCATTTTGGCGGCTTCTGCAAGACTTTTGCACGCTTTCGCGATAACTTCACCAACTGAAATAAAAAACGTCCTCAAATTGGCTAAAAGCGGCGTTTTCTGAAAAACACGTTCCCCGGCAACGAAAACGGGCGGTTGTGTCTTTCCGGACATTACGCCCAACCATACCTTGCCGCCGAACAAGATGTTGATTCTTTCCTTGATTGATGGCTTCCAACATGACACACATTGTTTGCCATCACACCAAACGGGCAACGTGCCACACTCTGAATCCGACAACGTGCCGGGCTTCTGCAATACCTTTGTGGATTGCTTGAAATTTATTGGTTTCATATATGTAACTTTTTGATATTATGCAAATGCAATGCAAAGATAAAGGGTGTTTCATTATAAAACACCCTTTATCGAATTAAGTTATCAAAAAGTTATCCACCTATGCTTTCATGCGGATGGGCAATCCGGCATAAGTCCACGCAAGCAACGCGGCATCGCGTGCGTCTTGATTCGTTCTTCCCATGATTCCCGTGAATGATGCAAGTTCCTCATGTGTTATCTTGCGGTCTTTGCCTTTCCAACACTTCAACAATGGGATGTGTGGCAAGACTTCGATTCCCCAATGTTCGCACATTTCGATGATTTTGCGCCCGGTTTCATGGTTCGCGCCGACATCCTTTGCAATCTTTTCCGCCTGTTTGCCTTGTGCGGCGTGGAAACAAGACTTCTTGTTCATCCATCCGGCTTCAACGACCACAATCAAGGATTCGCCCGTTTCATCCCTTTTCGCTTTCGCGTGCTGCAAGTATTCAAGCAACAAAGGGAATGAAAGGTTCGTCACCTCCAATTGTCTTGTCTTGACTTTGAGGAACGCCACGCCGGATTTTTCCTTGTCCGGGTCAATGGCGATGACATTTTCATGCTTCATCGCTTAATATGGACAATTGTCATTTGACGTGAACGGGTCATTGTTGCCGCTTCCGTGCTGCTGGGCGTTGCCCTTGATGTCGCAAAGCTGGATTTCGCTTGCATTGCAGTTCACGGCAACTTGCCAATGGTTGTTCTTGTCTTGGTATTGCTTCACGCTCATACGACCGCGAACAAACACCTTTGCGCCACGCTTCAAATACTGCGTCAATCCGCCGCCATCGCCGAACGAAAGAACGGACACCCATGTTGTTGATTCAACCGTTGTGCCGCTGGCATCCTTGCGGCGTTCCGAATGTGCCACGTTGAATGACGCATATTTCTTGCCGCCAAACTCCTTGATTTCGGCATCCGCGCCGATGTTTCCGATTACTTCAATTTGTAACATAATGATTTTTTGAATTAAGTGTTATATACTTTTTCGTAACTGCACCACGTTTCCCCGTCATAAGTCACTTGCTGGTCTGACTTGTCAACGATGGCAACGATTTGGGATTGGTCAATCCGCAAGGATTCAAAAACCTTTGTTTCAACCGTTGTGCGTTCCCCGGTCATTGGGTTTTCAGTTATGACGATATACCGCATAAGCAATGCTTTTGTTGTGCATTTGCATTGCACTTGGTTAATACGCTTTTCCGTGTTTCGGCGGTTGCGTTATACTTCATTTTCTCGTCAATGTGCCAATCCAAATCAATGTTGATGGACTTCGCCCATTTGGTGACGTACTCCAAACCGAATTGGATGCGCTTTTCAATGCCGATGATGTCACGGCACAAACCTTTGGTCAAGGCAAATGCGTTCTCCGTGAATGTGAACTTGTCAAACGCGCGATGATACTTGCAAGGATTCATCTTGTCAAAGTCCACGCCCAACGCTCCGGCAAGGTCGCCAAGACGAATTGCAACGTCCGCCATTTCATCTTCCAAGGTGTCCTTGATTAGAACTTTGAAATTCTCGCTACTGTTGAACGTTCCATCATTGTACACTTCAAGGTTGGCGCGCTTCCCGGCTCGATGCGCTTCAACCATTTCGCCAATCTCCGAAACGACAAGCATCAAACAATGTTCGTTGCTCTCTCGCTTTTCCCAAAATCCATGCTTTACTGCGTTGGCATGGGATTCTTTTGCCAATTTGTTGAAATTCATGTTTTCAAAATTTATTGTGTTAAACTTACCCGGTTATATTAAAATCAATCTCGTTGATGTTCTTTTCAAGGACTTTCAAGCACGCCTTGATGTTGGTGTCGCATTCGATGACTTGGTTTCCGCAATACGCATCCAAACAGGTTTCCAACTTGTCCATGTATGGGTTTTTGATGCTTTGGGCAAATCCCATCTTGGCTTCAATTATCTTGTCCATGCGCTTGTTGTGGTCAACAAGGAAACGGCACATAAGGACACCAAGGAACGCATCCGTTTTCATGTCCTTGTAGATGTCGCCCGGAAATTGCTTCTTATACTGCGAATTGACACAATACCAAAATATCGTGAAATCGCTTGTGTACTCCTTGAAAAATTCTTCCGTCTGCTTTTCTATATGCTGGATGTGTCTTGCATCCAAATCCTTTTTCAAGGAATCAACGTATTCTTGGCGGACGTGCTTCATGGCACGGGACAACTTGACGGTTTCCGGAATCTTGTGTTCGGCGCAATACTTCATCACCTTGTCGGCATACACCCACGCCAAATGCGAAATGACCAACGGCACGAACGCAATCATCATGTTTTCGTTGAACGTGAATGTTTTCATCATCCAATCGGTATCATGGCGCACACTCTCTTTGAATTGCTTTTCGGTCATCATCGGCGGCAAACCATTGACGTTGTTCACAATTTCCTTTTCAAAGATGGTGTCATACATCCGTTTTTCCGCCGCTTTCAGTTCTTCCGGCGTTGGCTTTTCTTCGTGTCCGTGTTCAATTTCCGGGGCTTGTTCAATTTGATTGAACACCGCCGTTTCGTTGAACATGGATTCACCCTTTGAGAAATCAAGGATTTCATCGCCCGGCGCGGATTCCTGTTCCTTTGGCTTGATGAAAGGGCAAGTCTTGGCGTTGTGGCACGCGTTGAATGACCTTTCGTTGATTTCCATGTCCCCGGCTGCTTGCGCTTCCATGTCGCGTTGCAAGGCGCATTTGTATTTCGGGCATCTGCCAAGCTGGGTGTTGTACCATACCGCCTTGGCGCACCTCATGCAATTGTCTTGTTGCCAATATGACATCTTTATGTCGTTGGCGAATATCCTTTCATTTGTTGTATTCATTGTTGCGAATATTAGAATGCAATTCGATAATCTTTGCCCTTTAACGATGGGCGTTTGCTTTCGATGAACTTCTTCAAGTCGTCAAGTTCGATTGGGAACAATGGACAAAACTTGTATTTCAACGTGCAAACAAATCGGTCATTCAACATGACATCAAGGAATAAAGTTTTCATTGCACACCATCCTTTCTTTTTGATTTTTGGAAATATTTGCCACCACACCAATTGTTGCTTTCCGTGTAATAGCCGCCAAGTTCACAACGTCCGACCATTCTCCCGTATGCTTGAAAGGCTTCATAACGGGCGCAATGCTCGCATGATTTTGCGTTTCTTATTGTCGCCTTAAATATGCTTACATTTGCTTGCGGGTCGTTCGTCTTATTCCATCTTACATTCGCTTTCCTGTAAAGGTTTGCGAAATGGCGGAATTTCTTTCCGTCTTTGATGTCATCGGATTCATAAAAACGCTTGTCCGTTTGACAATCCCATATTTTAAGAATCTTCCTTGCCGTTCTTATCTTCATTGTTTAACTTCTCCTTATATCGTCTAACAAAATGGGATGCTTGACCAATTGCCGCATCTGCAATGTACCTCGTTTCGGACTTGCCTTCACTCAAAGCCGCGTTCTTTACTGCTGCACGAAAACCACACTTTTCATTATCCGCATTTAGTGCAACCATCATTCGCGAAAACATATCACTTGCAAGGTTATATTGACGCATTTCCCAATCAATATTTGATTTTGCATTGTCCGCTTGCTGGCGGGATGATTCATTGTCGCTTCTTCTTTCTCTTTCTATCTCGTTTCGGCATTCCTTACAAATACCTTTGTATGCAAGCGAAAACGCATTGATGGGCTTATATTGACCGCATTTTGCACATTTCTTCGTTTCCATTGTTATTGACGTTTTTATATTTATTACACTTCAAACGAAATTCTTTCAAGACAAGACATTCGCAATGCCAAGTATTACGGAATTTATCTTTCGGTATTATGTCCGCCACGAATACGCATGATTGACATTTTTTGGGGATGCTTGCGTATTTCATTTTAGAATAAACTTGCTTGAATTGGGCGGCTCAAAACCTTTTCTTGTGCCGCCTTGAAAAAGTCCTTTTTGATTTCAAATCCGTATGCGCGCCGCCCAAGCTCCTTTGCGGCGAAAAGCGTTGAACCGCTCCCGGCGCACGGGTCAATGACAACATCGCCGGGGTCGGTGAATATGCGGATAAGGTATTGCAGCAATGGCACGGGCTTTTGTGTCGGATGCACCTTTGGCGTTTTCGTGTCACGTCCCCAATCAATGCAATTGAACACCATTCCGCCACCAACGGCATCATTGTTGAACTTTGGCAACTTGTCGCGATAAAGCAACACGCCATATTCGCAATTTCCAACGATTCGCATATTGGCTTTCAATACCTGTGCGGAAAAGTTCTTTCGGAACACAAGATTTATGTAATGGTTGAATCCGTATTGCTTGCCAAGTTCGATGTATTTGAACTGTTGTTCAAACTCGCAAAACACAATCATGCAAGGTGCTTTCCCGGATTCCTTTGGCTCTTTCACAAGCATTTGCGAACAAAAGTGCATAAATTCCGCCGGGCGAAAATCCTTGTCGGTGTCGAAAAACTCCTTTCCGGCTTTGTCCGATTCCCCATTCTTGTTGTCCCCGTCAATATACCACGATGGATTGCTGGCGTATGCGTTCTTTCCAAGGTTATATGGCGGGTCGGCAATAATCAATTGCGCCTTTGGTATGCCATAAACCTTGAAATTCTGAAAATGGTCATTGAATAGTTCAACTTTATTCATTGTTACTTTTATTTAATATATCATTCACTTTCGTTGCCAAATCTCTAAACGGCGGGTTGAATCGCATATCATCGTTGTACTTCTTCAACAAGTGCAACATGGATGAATGGTCGCGATGTACATATTGCGCAATCTTCGTCAACTTCATCTTCATTGCCCGGCAATGGTGAACGAATATCATGCGCGCATAAAACCCATCACGTTTGCGCGACTTTGTGATATAATCCGAAAACTTCAAACCCATCACTTCATGGATGGCGTTTTGGATGCGCATCACGTTCCGGTTGTCACGGGCAAAGCTGGATTCAAACCAAATGTCCTTGCCAAGACGAAAGGCGATGTCATATTCAATGCCCGCGCCCGTGCTTCCCGTCCAATTGTCCATCATGTAAATGGCATCACAACCAAACAACAATTCGATGTCCTTGACCATGTGCGATTCCCAAGATGCCTTTTCGTCACACAACCCAAATTCCAACGGGTTCACAACTTCAAACCCGATTGATTCAAGCAACGCTTGCGAATTGGCGAACCGTTGCTTTGCTTCTTCGATTGGCAAGCCCGAAATCTTGCCCGATACATAAATTTTCATTGGCTTTTCTTCCTCTCTGCATTATAGATGAATTTGTTGATGAAATATTCCTTGCCTTTTCCCGTCACCATCGTTCGCGTGGTGGTCATCACTTCATCCGTCCGTGGGTTTGTCCACGTTTGCGGTTTCAGTTCAAACAAGCCAAGGTCAAGGGCTTTTTGTGTTGGCTGGTTTCGTGCCGTTCCAACGCTGCACAAATATTCGTTGTCGCGCAACCATTGGAAAAGCCGGATTTCTCCGAAATCCACGCCGTTTTGTTTCAGAATCTTTGCAAGTTCATCAATCCCGCACGATGACGGGGAATTGATGATGGCGGTCGCGAATGCCACTTTCGGGGCTTGCGCTTCAATCTGCTTTTGTTGGCTTTCGATTGTTTCCGCCTGTTCCGCTGCAAGGCGCAAAGCCTGTGCGAACGATTGAGGAATCGCCGGGGCTGCTGGTGCAAGTTCCTTTATTGTTTCCTCCATCTTGTTGAATGCGTTGATGAATGCCACCTTGAATGCCATTGCCTTTTCTCCGGTCAATGACATTGTAAGCAAGGAAAAGCCATCGCGGTTCATCAAGAACATGGGTTGCCGCTTCCCTTGTGCATCCGTGTATGTGGTTTCGGCAAACCAATGTTCGTTGGCTAAATTTTGAGCCGACCCCATGATGTTGCGGATGGACTTCATTATGTTCTTGTGCATCTTGCCGAACACCTGTGCAACCTTGACGGAATCGGTCACGGGCGTTCCCTTTTGCGTTTTGTAAACGCTTGATTGGATGATTTCATTCATAATTGTAATTTTCATTGTTAGTAATCCAAATCAAAGTTTGCGGCGGTCTTTGCCTTTTATCACAAGATAGTTGCACATTTCTTGCAATCGGCTTGATACGCGGTCGCCATATCGTTCTTTGAGGATTTCGCCGCCCATCCTCAAATTCGATGTGATGAAAGTCATTTCGGCGTGCATATCACCCCGGTATTCGATGACGTAACGCACCACATCAAGACGGTTGCCCATGTAAAGCGTTTCCGGCGGTTCGTTGCCAAGGTCTTGAATGGCAAGCATCGGCGCGGTCTTGTATTGCTGGACGTTGCCGGATTCCGCCCACACGTCACACAAGCCATCGGCGCGTATTGTGCGCCAATACAACGGGCGCGGGTCGTTGTCGGTATTCCATAAAACCTTGATGCCGATGGCTTGGATGTACGCTTGCATGATTTCCATGCACCACGTTTTGCCCGTTCCGGTGTTTCCGGCGATATATATTCCGCGTTTCAGTCTGCCGGGGATGACTTGTCCCGATACAGGGTCAAGACACTTCATTGACGTGTCGCAATGCGCCCATTTGATGAAATTTTCAAATGCGAATCGGTTTTCATCGTCAATGACGAACGCCGGATTCCGGCTTTTCCCGATTGCTTCAATTATCTTCATCGCGTTGTCAAGGTCGTACCAACCCGGCTTTGTGTATTGGTAACGCTGGAATCCGGAAAACATATCGCGTTGCCGAATCGCGTTCAACACCTGTTCGATGCTTGGCATTGTCGGTTTCTTGTTCTCGTTGTTCACCATTCTTCGTTTGCTCTTTTATTGTTTCCGCCGGGGCGGTCTATATAGTTGCCATCTTCAACCTTGCGCCAATTGGTCGCGTTCGTGAATATCCATCGGAATGTACACCATTTGCCTTTTTTGCAGAAATCGGACGCATTGACGGTTTGGAATATCGTCTTGATGCGCTGGTATGCCGTTTCCGGGTCTTTTGCGGTCATCATTTCGCCGAACCTTTGCCGAATCTTGCGTTTGTCATCATCAGCAAGGGAACGCGGTTGTGGGAATGACGGGCATTGTTCTTTCCATAATGCCAACAATCTTGAATAATCAACCGAAAATTCCCTTTTTTGCTCCGGCGCGTCAACGAAAGTTGACGTATCTACGTTAGTAGATATATTATTCTTTTCTTTTCTTTCCTTTTCTTTATGTTCTACATTTGCATTGCTTGTGCTTTGCATTTGTATTGCTTGTGTATCTCCGGACGTTTCTTCATTACCATCTTGAATTGTCGTTTGCCGTTGATTGTCAAGGTTTTGCCGCCATCTTGCGATTGCCGCTTGCTTGCGCTTGTCGGAAATATTCTTTCGCTTGTCTAAACGCTTCAAAACACTCTCCGACCACATATTTTCACCATCATTGGCGAATAATCCGTAATTGTTCACAAGTCGTTCAACGGTCTTGTAATCCACATGCAATGCAAATGCAATGCTTTTGCAGTAACGCAACGGCAATGTTCCGCCTTGCTCATATAGTTGTTCGATGATACACCAATAAATGCCGATGCCCTCAACGCCCAATTCAATCAACACGTCTTGCAACTTGGGGTCGTTTCGTGCGTTGTAGTCATGCTGGAAATAATATGAATCTTTCATGCTGAATGCGTTTTAATGGCTTTCCCGCCACCCATCCGGGATGGAAAGGCGGCGGGGCTGCCTTGTTGTTAGATTTCGATGATTGCAATTTCCGTGGCAATCTCCTTGATTGCTTCAAGTTCCTTGTCAATCGCGGTGTCGCGCAATGTTTCAAGCGTTTCTTCCGCACCCGGCGACATCAACACGAATGCAACGTTGCGTCCGTCAATCTTGGCGAATGTTTCCACCTCTAAGTTCTCCTTGTTGCCACCCTTGAAAACAGGGATTGAAAGCGTGAACGATTCCGGCAAGTTGGAATTGACCACTTGGGCGAAATTGTCCGTTCGGTCGCCGTTCTCCTTGATGCTTCTTTCGATGGCGTTGTTCACGGTTGCCGTGAAATTCTTGCACGCCGAAACCAAGGTCATGTTCACGTTCTTGTCTGCAAAGAACGCGCGGTTCATCTTGCAGAACATCGAAAAGTCAAACGGCGACCACACCTTGCCCGTGTTGATGCCAAATTCAATGAACTTGGGATGGAACTGCAATGTTCCCTTGATTGTGCCGCGTGTGTATTCATCGGATTCGTTCACCACAAGTTCGATGGTGATGTTCTCGCGGTCAACGATGATGTGGCAATTCTTCTGCTCAAATTGTCCGGCGTTGATACGCTTCTTCAAGAACTCCACGGGCGCGCCGATTGTTCCGTTGATGTTCATCTTGACCGGGGCTTTCGGGTCAAGAACTTTGGGTGCTGCACCCTCGCGGATGATGATTTCATTCATTCCCGGTGCAAGATTGATGTTCATTTTCTCGTTGTTCATATTTTAATCGTTTGTGCCATCCTTTACGGCGGCGGTGTTCATATATTGTGCGTTCATAAATAGTGTTGGCTGCAACTCTTCGGCGGTTGCCGGGCGCATTTCCACAAGGTCGCCATCGCGGTTGTAATACTCCGTCATCTTGGCATCGCGGTCGGTGAAACGATAACAAACTTCGTTCACATATTCGGCTTTCGCCTTGATGTTGGAAACCATGTTTTCGCGTGCCTCTTTCAAAGGCTTCAAGCGTTCGGCGTACTCCTTTTTGATTTCCTTAATCTCGTTTTCGATTTCGGAAATCTCAATGGAAACGTTCGCAAGTTTCTCTTTGTGTCCTTGCAATTCTTCCGGGGTGTACGCTTTCATGTAACCCTTGTTCTCGCACGCATCCGCGTTGTCCTTGATGAACTGTTCACGCTGGATTGGGTTGGCAATATCCTTGCCCATTGTCTTGTTGTTCATTGCTACTTTGTTTTATAGTGAAACACATTACAAGAAAACCTTGTTGTAAAGGTCGGCGAATTGCTTGCCGAATTGCGCGGCGCGCGCGGACGATTTGAAGCAAAGCCGAGAACCGAAATGCGCATCCGCATGCGTAGGCGTGTAATTCGTAGTCGCGAACACGAACCCCGCAGCATCCTTGTCATACACGAACCAAGGAAACCACTTGTCTTGTTCCCAATCCGAGAAATCGGGTACAAATCCATCTTCCTTGTTCCATGCCTGTGCGATGGTGAACAACTTGTTCAAGGCAATCAACGCTTCAATGTGCTTGGGGTTGATGTCGGTCACAAGTCTTGCAACATCTTCAAGCTGGACAACGTTTCCGGAAAGAATTTTCTTTGCAACGGTAAAGTCCGCGTTCGGCTTGCCGCCAAGGGCTTTTCTTGCGCTCTCAAAGTCCGTGATAACTTCGTTCACTTCCGTGCATTCAACTTCTTCAAGGGCGAAATCAAACGGCGACAAATAATCGTCATCGTCAACGTCCAAATCTTCGTTGTGGTCGCAAATGTAGTCCATCAAGGTTTCCCCGGCTTCTTTGCGTGATTTGTGGATGGCTTGCATTTCGCTTTGCTCGCTTCCATCCGCGTTTTTGATAATGTACTTTTTCATTTTTCTTTGTTGTTAAAATGGTGACTTGTTGAAATTGATAGTCATTCCCGAACGGGCAACGGTGACAACCTTGTGTGTCAAATCCGCGATTCCTTGCTGGAACTCAACGGCGTTTGAATTGCCATCGGAAAGGTGAATCAACACGATGTTGTGGACTTCTGAAAGGTCGTTCGCTTGCAATATTTCCTTGCACGTTTCAAAGCTGCAATGGCTTTTCATCGTTCTTGCCCGCAACTTTGCCGGAATTAGCCCGGCTTCCACGTTGGCATCCAAGATGTCTTGGCGATAGTTGCATTCAATAAGAATGTTGTTCAAACCATCGAACGTGTATTGCAGATAATATGTGTCGGTTGCGAATAACACCGTGCCACATTCGGGATGTGCTATCAGATACCCGAAAGGCTGGGCGGCATCGTGTTCGGTGTCAAATGGCAAAACACCGAAATTTCCTATCTTGTGCAACACGTTTTCGGTCATGGCGTGTGCCAATGGGTGCGATGCTAACCCAAGGGCGTTTCTTGTCCCGTCCGACATATAGCAAGGAATCATGGCATCAAGGCAACGTTTGACGTGCTTTGCATGGTCGCCGTGTTCGTGCGATATGATGCAAGCCTTGATTCGTGTGATGTCGAAATCAACCGCCTTTTGTACGTTCTTGAAAGCGATTCCACATTCAATCATCAACGCTTCCTTGCCGTTGTCAAGCAAGTAACAATTGCCCTTGCTGGATGAACCCAATATTTTCAATTCCATTTGCCTTTCGGTTTAAGTGATTAAAACCCCGGATTTGGGGCGTTGTTTGCGTTTTCCGCCACTTTTGCGTTGTTGGTGGGCGTTTCCTTTGCCGCGTTATTATCGTGGCTTATTTCGCCTGTTTCCGGCTTTTCGCTTCCCGTACCAAGTGAAATGCGTTTCTTGTTCGCATTTGCTTCCTTTTCGGCGGAAACTTCACTTGCGGTTACATCCTCATATTCGGTGTAAATGTCCTGTTGTTCCTCAACGGTACGCATACCCATCGAAAGTTCCGGCGCATAAGCGTTTGTCCACATGGACGCGGCGCGGTACATCAACATTTGCTTTGTCATCGTTTGCCACTTTGAACCGCTTTTTGTGTACCAACCCTCTTGAATCGCAAGCCGGATTGAAACCGGGGATGATTCCAAAATCCCGTCCGAACCGCGTTTGGTTGTGTATGCAACACATTCGATTTCGCGGATGTTCTTTCCATCGAATTGTTTCTTTACGGGGTCTTTGCAACGCTTTTGCTGATTCCAAACATATTCGGTGTAATCAACCATTCCCAATGCGCCCTTATCCGTGAAACGGAATTGTAATGGTTCAAAGCGACCGCACGAATTGACGGTTGCAATTAAGAACTTGGATGACCATGATGGGCGACCATAAATCACCGCCATGTTCTGCATAACCATCAACGGGCTTGCGCCAATGCGCGTTGCCACCTCAACGGCAATCATGCAATTTGCAATTGCCTTGGTTTTGATTGCCGTGTTTTCAGCCCTTATAGCCTTGATGGTTTCTTCATTTGCTCCGGGCGGGATAGGCTTCAAAGTCGCCTTGTAATTCTCCGGAACAAGGTCGGATGATGCGAAGAAACTGCAAACACGTTGCATGGTTTCAAATTGTACCGGGTCAAAGAAATTGAACGCCGGGGTTGTTGTGGCTGGCTGCATTACGACCGCGCCACCATTCGGTTTTTGTAATTCGTTCATTGTATTGTTAATTTATTGTCGTTTGTCACGACAAGGTTTATAACTTGTGATTGAACCGGGATTATTTCATTCACCGATTCGCGGTTGTCAATGAATATCGGCGCACATACACCATAGAACGCGCACAAAGCGTTGATGATGTCAAGTCCGGCATTCACTTGGCTTGCGGTGTTTGCGCTGCCATACGGAACGCCATTACATAATGGGATGCACGTTTCAACCGGATTGCCATCCAAGGTATAATCGAACAACCGGAAAGTCACGAAATGGAACTTGGCGTTGATGCGCTTTTCGCATTCCAAAACCTTTGTCTTGTTGAATTGTTCAACCGTGTATTCTTCGCGTTCGATGTCGGCGATTTGCTGGGCGACTTCCTTTCCATGCGCTTCAAGGTCGGCAATCTCGTTGTTGCATCTTTCGATTGCGCCACGCTTGGCAAGACGGGTTGAAACATCGTTGCGCTTGGTCATCCATTCTTTCTTGGATGCTTGCAACGCGCTTGTGTCAACGCCCGTGTTGTCGGTTGTGATGGTCGCCTTGATGTCGGCAATCTGCTTTTGCAGTTTCACCCATTCCGGGATATTATCGGGGACAACTTCGGCGGTCGCCTTTTCCGGTAAGGTTTCAAGCGTTGCTTGTGCGGTTTTGATGCGCGAATCCAAATCGTTGTTTTCCTCGCGATACGCGTCAACGGACTTTTGCTTTTCGGCTGCATCCGCTTCAAGTTGCGCAATCTTTTCGCCAAGGTGCTTTCCCTTGTTCGTGATGTCGGTCAACTTGCCCATCTTGGCTTTATCGAAAACGTCCTTTGCTTTCGCAATCATATCATCCGGCAATGCTTGTCCGCAATGTGGGCAAGTTGTTTCGCCGGAATACTCCTTGGCGTTCTCCTTGTGCCATGTTTCGCGCAACGTGTCTTGTTCTCCCTTGCACTTGTCAATGTCACGATGGATGCGGGCGATGTCAACTTGTATTGTGGCGCAATTGCGCTTGTTCGCGTCAAGTTGTGATTGCAACGTCTTGATTTCGTTGGCAATCTCGCGGCGTTGTGCGTTGGCTTCAAACGCGGCATCCTGTGCCTTTGTCTTTGCGTCAAACACTACTTGTTGCGCCTGTGTTGTCAACTCGTTCACGCGGGCTTGCTTTGCTTGTTCCGCTTCATATTGCTTGCGAATCGCCTTGTTCACATCTGCAATCGCGTTGTCGGTGTCGGCGATTTCCTTGTCAATGTCGGCAAGCTGGGATTCAAGGGCGGCGAAATCTTCCGGTTCGGGCATCATCTTGTGCGTTTGGTCAATACGCGGTTGAATCTGCTTCAATTCCTCGTTCAAGCGTTTCTTGCGCGCTGCCATTTCCTTTTTGTAGTCCGCAAGCGACTTGCCGGATATGGCATCCAACAACTTGACAAAATCGGGGTTGTCCGCGGCGATTTCTTCATCGGTCACACTTCCGGCAAGCTGGAATAATTGTTCACGCTGCAATTGCCACTTCATGCCGACAAAGAACGCCGGATTGGTTATCATCTTGAAAACGGATGAATCAACGATGGCTTGGATGCGCTTGTCATATTCGCCGACATTGACCGGGGTTTCGTTCCACCAACATTCCGTGTGGTTGCCCTTGTACACCTGTTCAACCTGTCCGCGTGGCTTTACCCAATCTTCAACGAAAGCGCGCTTCAAGGTGATTTCTTCACCATCCACGATGATGACACCCGTCACGCTGCATTCGCACTTGTGCAATTCTTCGCCGTTGACACGGGTTTTGATTTCGTAATCCTTGCGGTCGTGCGCGTCCTTGCCGAACAAAAGCCAAATGAACGCGTCAAAATGTCTTGACTTGCCAAGTCCGTTTCCGCCGGAAATGGTCGTGACATCCGGATTGAATGTCGTTGTCCGTTCCTGTTCACCTTTGAAATTGCAAAAGGTGATGGATTTCAATGTTACTTGTTTCATTGTTGCGATATTATTTATTGTTGAATAATTGTAACGCTTTGTTGGCATCCACAACGATGATGCGCCCATGCTGGGTTATCGCGTCATTTATTCGCCCGGATGCTTTGATTCGGTTTGCCGTTGTCATGCTGCAATTGAATATTTGTGCGATTCCGGCGATACCATACACAAGGCGTTTTTCTTCTTTCGGTTGCGCTTGTGTCGCTGGTGCTTGCGCCTTGGCGAACAAATCCATCAGTTGCCCAACGGTTAAATCAATGATTCGTGTGTCGCTTGTAATCTCCATCATTTCGCTTCCTTGTATTCTTTAAGCAAAACCCGGAACATTGCGCGTCCGATGATTCCCATCAACGCAAACATGATGATATAGAAGAAATCACTTCCGGCGATGATGCAACGAATCATTGTGCCAAATCCAAACAGGACGATGAACGCGGCGAACACCAATTGAATTGCTGAATTAAACTTTTCCATATTATGCGTATTTATAAGATTTGAAAATCTGCCGTTCCATTGTCGTTGTCACGGCGTGAACGTTGAACGCGGGTTGTTCTGCATCGTGCGGTTCGCACTCTTACAATCACATTGTCGTTGTTGAATATCGTTGGCATAAGCATCGCAAGGAAACAAAGCGCGATGAACTTGCGTTTGATGGGCGACAAGCTGAATGATATGTGGAATGTTGTGCAAAACCACCACGCGGATAACTCGTTGACCTTTGAACATCCGGTTTTCTCAAAGATTCGCCGGGCATGGTTCTCAACGGTTCGTTCCGAAATAAACAGGCGATTTGCAATTTCCTTTTTGCTTGCGCCCCATGCGAACAATTCCGCAATTTCGGATTCGCGTTTGGTAAGTTTCACGGCATCCATAATCAAGCCCCCCACACGTCTTTGATGCCATACTTGGCAAACACCTTTTCCACGTTGTGCGCTTCAAGCACGTTCGGGATGACGTTGCCTTTCAATCGCTGCAAGAATGCGGCGCGTGTTGTCACGTTGAACACGACCATCAATTCTTTGCGGCACGCTGCAATATCGCCTTGGCGTAACTGCAACCATCCTTTGTTGAATGAAAATTGTTCTTTACTCATATATATGTGATTTATGGGCGGCGTGAACCGCCCGTGATTATTATGCGTTTTTCAAGAATGCGTTGATTTCCGGACGCAATTCACTAAATCTTTTGAAATGACGGAATCCGTTGTTGTCCGGTTCGCTTTCAAGCGAAATGCCGATTGATTCAATCAAGGATTTGTCCTTGCTGGATAAAACGACAACGGCGATGTCGTTGTAATGTTCAACGTCCGTCCATTCCGGATTTGTCATCACCATTGAAAACACCTTGTCAATGGTTTGTTGCTTCTTGGCTTGCTCCTTTGCAGCCATCACGCGTGTTGCGTTCATCTTGCGCCACATCTTGCAAAATGTGTCCTTGTCAACATCGGATTGCATATACACCGTGGTGATGGATTCAAATTCGGAAACATCCACCGAAACTTGTGTTCTTGATTGAAATTCTTGGATTGTCATTGTTGCGAAAGTATTTAATGGGGTGGGCGTGCCACCCCGGTTGTTATTACTTGAATGAATTGATGATGTTCAACAAACGCTTGTTCAAGTTGTTTGTCTTTTCATCAATTATGGTGAACTTGTAGCCACGACTTAGGTCAACGCCATTTTCTTTTGCGATGTCAAACCAATCATGCTTTGATTCTTCAAGAGCCGCAATCTTGGTTTTGATATTTACAAGTTCCATCACCTTGTCAAGGTGTTCGGGATTTACGGCGATTTTCTTGTTGTAATACATATCACTTGCACATCCCCAAGAAAAGATTTGTTTCTTTTCTGCATAAACGTGGAATCCCACGGTCTTGAAATCATCGTTCTTTACGATTGTAATGTTGAAATTCATCATTGTTGCGAAAGTTTTATTTTGTTAATATTTCGGGGATCTTGCTGGTGTTTCGCGAAAAATGACGTAAATTTGCTATTGTTTTGCGTTCATTTTTGCTTTACCTTTGCAATGTTTCCAGTTTACGTTTGCAAAGATACGCAATGTTTCGCGAAATCACGCAATATTTCGTGATAAATTTTCGCTTTATGCGTGTTAAAAAGTATTTCATTTGAATAAGTCATTGATTATGAACGATTTAGACATTAAGGAAATTCGCGCACATTTGGGCGTTACGCAAGCCGAACTTGCAAAAAGGCTTGGTGTAAGTGAAAGGACGGTTCAAAATTGGGAATCCGGCACGACAATTCCCGAAAGCAAGCACGCATTATTGCGTGGTCTGAAACCACAAACGTATTTCGGCGGCAACGTTGAACAAACGAACGTGATGGGCAACAACAACATCCAAGGCGGAAACGCCGGGTTTACTTCTGAACTCTCCAAGCTGGTTGAATTGCTTGCGGCAAAGGAAACATCTTTGCAGAACGCGCAAGCGCACATTGACCGCCTGTTGGCTATAATTGACAATCTAACAAAACAACAATGATATGGATGCAATAAAAATCAAGGTCGCCGATTATTACGGCAACCCGTCTTATTATTCGGTTATGCCGAATGAAATCTTTGATGCGTTGGAATTGGCTTCGCTGAAAGGCGAAACGGAAACGGACGTGGACAAAGCATTGTTCACGCAAATGGTTGATAACTACAAAAAGAAAATGGCATTATGCGAAAGGTGAAATATATATGGTTGGCGTTCGCCTTGATGCTGGTGAACTTGGCTTGTTCTTGTTCATCATCCTTGAACGATGATGGCAATGATGACGAACCGCAAGTTGTATTGTCGGACATATCCGGCACATGGACGGAATATGCTTATAAATGTTCCGATGGTTACTTTGTGGACATATCCGGCACGGGTTGCGTTTATGAATTTGCACGCCCGGACGCGTTCACGAAATATCAAATCAAGGACGGGGAAAAGGAAATCTTGACACAAGGCAAATGGACGTACAATCCCGGAACACGCACGGCGGAAATCAAAGAACCGCGCGGATGGGATTTGACCATCAAATTTGACTTTGCCGTAAACGAAAACGCCACCTTATATATAATAGGTAA